TAGCAGCTCGCCAAATTTAGCAAGCATGCGTCTGCAGTGATCTGGTTCGATGTGTTCTGCGACTTCAAAATTAACAATGATATTTGGCTTTGCTGGTAAGTCTTTTTCAGTCAAGTCGCATACGTCTGTCTTGCTGAAAATTTGATGAGGCTTCCACGACGCATTTCTAAATTGTTCTGGCGTCGTAAGTGCTGACACGTCGACTGCACCGTACCAAGCAGGACCCATGCGGCTAGAATGCAAGAGCTTTGCCAAAGGCATCTCTTTGCCGCACCCTACGTCCAAGACTCTGCTTGTCTTGTATCTCATCGACTGGCCCATGTATTTGACCACGTGTGTCCACCTAAAACAATGCGCAATGTAATCACGGTGTAAGAATCCGCGTGTCTCTGCATTGTCTATGGATAAAAATGTCTTATCTACTTTCTTTCCTCTGGCGTTAGCCATGCTTTCTCTCCTCTATAAAGCCGCGTGAAACTAGCTGGCTTTTGTAATAAGATAAAAGACGCTGAGCTTTTTGACGGCTACGAACGTCTAACGTTATTTGCTCAAGCAAGTCGGCTTTACTGATCTTGCCTTTGGCCTCTATGATGTTAAGAATGCCCTGACTCTGACGAGCCAAGGCACCATCACCTGCTTTCACAAAAATGTAGGTGGTTTTCATTATGCTTCTGCATACTCCATTGCTAAGTTAAGAGCGTTACGCTTGGTGGCAGCTCTAGGACCGAACCACGCACTAGACAATGACGAACTGCGGTCACGACCAGCTTTATGATCCACGTAGTAAGTCACAGCATTTAAAGCAGACCACCACGTGCCTTCGCTAAGATTAGCACCTGGCTGCTCATGAATGCAATTGTGTACTAAGTTGCTAACCTTAAGCAACTCGGCACGATCTTCTGTGACCTTGTTAGGTTGAAACAAGCGGCTAATATACTGATTTAACTGAGACTCGTCGTAACTAATCTTGCTCAGTATCGTAGCTGCCTCTTGAAACTGCTTCATCTGTGCAGCCGCCAGACCAAGAGCGGTCATAGCTTCTTGCTGCACGTCGTGTGTAAACTCTCTAACGTGGCTCATACTGAATCGATCACCTTGATGACCTAAAGCCATGGTCAGCGTGTTATTACACACCACGCGAATCGGCGTGAACATCACGGTCAATGACTTACCCCACGTGTGTGGATGTGAGATTAACAAGTGACCGTTGACCTCGTCACCACCTGGCAGCGTGAAGCCCTGAGCAATGTCGGCTAACGCCCACACTTGACGACCATCTTTAAGACTGCCCGCGGTACTCATCTTCATGTTGCCGGCTTTAACAAACCGGTCAAAGAACTCAAACACCTGAGCGTTCTGTGTCGGCAAGTAACGTGAGCCGCAAGGACTAAGAATGGTGTCGTCGCTGTCGCGTACGATAGCATAATAATCCGTCGAACTAGCCATCTCAGTACCAGTTGCCGTTTTAACGTACAAAGGACGCTTAGACACCGACCAATCAAGTCCAGCTGCAACCATCATCTCGTTCGGCGATAAGTCATCACTAACACTGACACCTAAACCGTGCCAAGGTGTTTGTCCGGCATAAGCCATTGTTTCTACTTCATGTGACATAACATCTCCTTTCTGTAAAATGCAGTTAATTATACTGCAGCCGAAGCTGCAAGTAACCCTTTTTGTGTTGATTCTGTAAAAATAGCCATGACTCGATACCAAGCTAACCCGTTATGACCGCCAACGTGCCAGTACATACGCTCATCGTTATCGAACGGTGGATCCTTGTAATCATAAATGGTAGCTACCACGCCGTCGTCAAACTCAAGCACCCAGTTAAACCGTGTCTTGCCATCCTGACTTGGACCATGCGGCACGCCAAAGATGTCGACTAGCTGATCGTACGAGGCTACTAAGCCATCAATGAAATAAGTACCACTGACCTTCCAACTTTCTGCTTTCTCAAAAGTCATATTAACCCTTTATAAAGTTTAAAATACGAACTGCCACCGTCAAGACTATCGCGACGGCAGCAGGGAAACCTACAATCCAACAAACAGCACGCAGCATCAATCCTCCTTAGTTACCAAACAACTCAGACAAAGGAACATCAATACCTTCAATCTTACGCATATCAACCTCAACAGGAATCATACGCTTAGAATCAAGCAGCAAGTTGCGATAGTACTTAAACACGCGCGCAGGATCTTGCTTCGTCTCAAAGTCGCCATCGGCGTGAGCACACTGCAAGATAGACACGATCTCGTCCTCCCGTAAATCTCGATCCTCAGGCATGAGCAGCACAATCCTCATAGCCTGCTTTGGCAGCTTTATAATGCTGCCAGTAGTACTGTCAAATCGATACTTAATCTTCATCTCCACCTCCCTGTCACTGGTTCATGATCGACAAACAAGCACTCGCCTGTCACATACGTGCCATCAGCATGGTAAATCGGCTCGCCGCAACCAATAGCTGCATTAACTAACATCACAGCCATGAACACCGCGCCAACCAATGCAGCAACGACACACAATACGTTATTAATCATCTAACTCCCTCCAGACGTCGTCTGACGCCAGCATGCGAGCAACCCCGCTTGTAACTATGTACAACGGACCGAAATTAGTCCGCAGCACAGTACCCAATACATCATGATCAAACGGACCGGTGTAACGGTCTGTCGCTACCCTAACCTCTAATGAATCATCATGCGTCGATAAATACTGCTTCAACTCACCTACAGTCATAACTATCTCCTTTCTATTCACCACAACACGTGGATCACGGTTATTATACCACGAATCTCGGATCGATGTCGCAGGGGATATTAGATCTCACATCCCAATACCTTGCTGCAACCCTGTAATATATATATCTGTTACTAATTATTGATGTATTGTATTTATTAGCGCGAGGACTTTTAAAAAATATTTTTTTTTATTTTTTTCCTTATACTAATACTCAATAAAAAAGGGGACCGAAGTCCCCTTGATTCACACTTCGCTCGCGTCCTCGACCATATAGCTCCACGCGTATATCTCTAACTCTTTCTTGTCGCTATCCCAGTATTCCAAGTTAAACATGCGACCACTGTTACGCGCGAAAGCTCTCGCGATATTCTCTCCCTCATCGATGGCAGCTTGCTTACTGGTACATTTAGTCTTGATCGGAAGGGTGGTGTTCACATCCACCCACCACCACTTACCTCCCTTGTACATCTTACCCACAACTACGTTGTCTTCCATACTATTCTCCCTGTAATCGTTTTATAAGTCCCTCAATGACTGAATCATGAAGATTATCGATTCTCGCTTCACTCATAGTACTCCACTCCTCATTAACAAAGTCGACAAATTTCTCGTCAATTAAATCCATCATATCGTTAACAATACTTTCTGATATTAGTGACATATTATTCTCCATTCTAGTTAGTAATTGTATTAATTACACTTACATACTACTGATGTTATCCGATAATGTACACCTTTATTGTAATTTATTTTACATCACTCCCTGTATTCCTTTCACACTCACATTCTACTACCTCTTATTTAATATCAAATTATAATATCTACTCCCTGTCTCTTATCTCTTACATCACTCCCTTTTCCCTGGTTCCAGACCCCTGAGCCGCGGTTTGCTGCCATCTAATCAGTGGTCCTAAGCTATTGATTGGCAACAATTAAAACCTTTCGCGCCCAGGATCCGTGTCCAGGGCCCCGGGGGTAAGATTCCAGGAACCGCGCAGTCTAGCGCGTAGTCAGTGGTTCTGCGGGGGTGAGTATTGACTATCGAATAAAGTCCGTAAGGTTATTGAGTGTATTATAGAGAAAAAGAGTACAAATTATTTTAATCGGTGTAGACTAGCTAATATATACAATAACCCAATAACTGAATGCCTTATAAGGATAAGAAGGATCAGAATAAGTGTGCCAGGGAGTGGTACTTAAGAAACAAAAATAAGCACTACGAAAACACTCGAAAAGTTAAGATGAGGCATCTAGCAGCTTGGAAGCAGTTTAAGGCAAAGGTTGCATGTTCTAACTGCGGGTTCAAGCATCCAGCTGCAATTGACTTTCACCACGTCGTCAGAGGCCCGGACCAAGAGCCTATTAACCGTCTAATAAGTCAGGGTAGATTTACCGCTGCTTACAAAGAAGTAGAGAGGTGTATTCCTCTTTGCGCTAATTGCCACAGAATTTTGCACTATAAAGAAGAAAAGAGTGTACAATAACACTCTCATCGTATAGTATCCGTATTATGGAGGGTATATGTCAAGTGCTGGTGGTAAAAGGAACGGGGCCGGGAGGCCGAAAGGGGCGAAAAACAAAAGGACGCAAGAAATACAAGATCGGCTAGATGATCTTGAATGTGATCCTATTGAAGGTATGGCTATGATTACTGCCGATCCGACAACTTCTCCTGAGCTTAAATTTCAGTGTTATAAAGAGTTAGCGCAGTACGTTGCGCCTAAGCGTAAAGCTATGGATATGAACCAAACGATTGATGGTAACATTGAAATAAACGTATTACGATTTACTGAGGATGCTGACGACCTAGACTATGACGACGATTAAGGTTCCTATCGATTGGTCCCCGCGCTCTTATCAACTACCCTTGTGGAAATATTTTGAAGGGGGCGGTAAGAGAGCCGTAGCTGTTTGGCACCGTCGCGCCGGAAAAGATTTATCGAGTATTAATTGGTGCGCTGTTTCAGCCATGACAAGGCCCGGGTTATACTGGCACTTGTTCCCTACCTATAATCAGGGGCGTAAGATCGCCTGGGACGGCATGACTAGAGATGGTCGCAAGTTTTTAGATCACTTTCCTAAGGAGATGCATGAGGCGGTTAACAATACCGAAATGCGTCTTACTCTTAAAAATGGCTCAATATATCAAGTGGTTGGTACTGATAACGTTGATCGTCTGGTTGGAGCAAACCCAGTTGGGGTTGTTTTTTCAGAGTACTCACTCCAAGACCCTCGGGCCTGGAACTACATACGACCGATCCTAGCTGAAAACGGCGGGTGGGCGTTATTTATTTATACTGCTCGTGGACGTAACCATGGGTATGACTTATTAAACATAGCCAAGAAAAACGAAACTTGGTTCCAACAAGTATTGACAGTAGATGATACTCGGGCAATACCAAAGGACGCGGTAGACGAAGAACGCGCTTCTGGTATGCCTGAAGAAATGATTCAGCAAGAGTTTTATTGTTCTTTTGACGCGCCGCTGGTAGGCAGCTACTATGGCAATGCCATGTCCAAGTTGTTGGCAGACTCGCACCTGGGTAAAATCCCTTACGATCCGGTGCTCGACGTTCACACTTCTTGGGACTTAGGGGTTGGGGATTCAACTTCTATCATTTTTTTCCAGCTACACGGAAACGAAATAAGAATAATAGATTACTACGAAAACTCAGGAGAAGGTTTACCACATTACGTTAAATATCTTCGCGAAAAAGAATATGTTTATGGAGATCATTTTGCTCCGCATGATATTAAGGTTAGAGACTTTTCTACTGGAAAAAGTAGAATTGAAGTAGCTAGAGAGCTAGGGGTTAAATTTAGAATAGTGGCTAACTTACGTATTGACGACGGTATAGAAGCTGTAAGATCTATTTTACCTAGATGTTATTTTGACGAAAAAAAGACCGAACACTTAATTGAAGCTTTACGCCAATACCGTAAAGATTTTGATGATAAAAACAAGGTATTTCGAGATAAGCCAATGCACGACTGGACAAGCCATCCGGCAGATGCCATGCGCTACTTGGCCCTGGGAATTCGCGACAGAATTAACCGGCGTACAACTACTTTACCACGACAAGCCGAAAGTGAATATAGTATTTTTGCCGCTTACTAAAGGAGATACAAATGGGGTTTTTTAAAAGAATATTTAGGCCTGCTACACGGGTTGTTAAAAAAGTAGTTAAAAGAGCGGTACAACCGGTAAAGAGCATTTTTAAAGCTTTGACACCAGAACTCCCTGAAATGCCAGAGTTACCAGAACCTCCTGCTCCACCCGATCCAAATGCCGCGGCAAAAGAAGCTGCCGCATTTGCCAAAACCCAGGCAGGTAAAAGAGGGAGAGCGTCTACTGTTTTGGCCGGAAGGACAGGCCCAGGAATAGGTTCAGACGAGGAAGAGCAGATTCGACGTAAAAAACTAGGCGGCTATAGCAGCCCAACAGGCTAATAAAATGAAATCAATTGTAGATCACGTTATACATCGAACAGAACAGCTAGCTAGTTTTCGAAGCCCTTGGGAAAACTTATGGCAGGATTGTACTGACTACGTAAACCCAAGAAGAGGCGATTTTGCTACTCAACAGTTTAGAGGATCAAGAAATAGGTTTGACAAAGTTTTTGATTCAACTGCTCCTTTAGCAAATGAGCATTTAGCCGCTGGACTTCATGGGCATTTAACCAACACTACTGAGCGCTGGTTTAATCTTCGCATTCCTGGAATCGAACCTAATCAAGCGGTACGAACTTATTTACAGGCCGTAATCGATCTTATGTTTGATGAGGCTTTTAACGCGTCGTCTACTAGTTTTACTACGGCTATTCACGAGTTGTACTTGGACCTCGGATCTTATGGTACTGGAGTTTTTTACATAGAAGACCGACCAGGAAAACCTATACAGTTTAGAACTTTTCACCTTGCCGACTGCTACATTTCAGAAAGTGCTGATGGGGTCATTGACGTAGTTTACAGAAAGTATAAGCTACAAGGGCGTCAATTGATGCAGTTGTATAGGGACTCATTACCAGATAAACTTGTAGATCAAATAACTAAAAAGCCTTTAGATGAGTTTACTGTTATTCACGCAGTAGAACCTAACGACTTGTACGTCAAGGGAAGTAAAAAATCTAAAGACTTTCCAATAAAGTCTTGTTATGTTTTGTTAGAAGAGCATATTCTACTAGAAGAAGGCGGCTTTATGGAGTTTCCTTACATGGTGCCTCGTTGGTCAAAGACCTCGGGTGAGGTGTACGGCCGTTCTCCTGCTATGATGTGTTTGCCTGATGTCAAGATGGTTAATGAGATGATGAAAACTACCATTAGGGCCGCACAAAAAGCCACTGATCCTCCATTAATGGTGCCTGATGATGGATTTATGCTTCCATTAAGAACTGTGCCAGGAGGGTTAAACTATTATCGGTCTGGTACAAATGATCGTATAGAACCTTTAATGTCTGGGTCTAGGCCTGACATTGGTCTTGAATTTATTGATAATCGACGAGAACATATTAAAAGAACGTTTCACGTAGATTGGCTACAGCTGCAAGAAGGTCCACAAATGACCGCAACTGAAGTATTACAGCGTCAAGAGGAAAAAATGAGGCTTATGGGTCCTATGGTTGGACGACTTCAGACTGAGTTTCTGGGACCTCTAATAGATCGCGTATTTAACATATTTGCAAGAAGAAATTTATTACCTCAACCACCCTCTGAGCTAGAAGGTACCGCGTTAGCAATAGATTACGTTTCTCCTGTGGCTAGAGCACAAAAAGCTCAAACTATATTTAACTTTAGCCGGCTATTAGAACAAATGATGCCGTTAGCAAATATTAAGCCTGAAATGTTTGATAACATAGATGCAGATTCTACAATTAGATGGGCACACGCGACACTAGACGCCCCAATAGAAACTTTAATTCCTCCAGATGATGTTGAGGAAATGCGTCAGCAAAGGGCGCAACAGCAACAGGAAATGATGGAAGCTCAGCAGCAACAACAGAACGCCGCTGCAGCAAAAGACTTTGCTCAAGCTGAAGGAGCGGCACGTGCCCAGGGGGCGTAAACCAAAAACCACTGATTTACACGATTCTTATCGAGCCGTATTTGGTACTAAAGACGGTGAGCGTGTTTTAGAGCATCTTTGTCACGTAGCTTATATAAATACACCAAGCTACGTAAATGGAGATTCACATGAGACTGCACATCGAGAAGGTATGCGTCGAATTGTGTTAAGTATCTTGCGGTTTCTAGAAAAAGATCCGCGAGAAATTCAATCATATAATCAGGAGATAAATGAAGATGGATGAAGGTAATAGCGGGTCCGTACTAGGAACGGGTAGCTCTGAAGCACCAGCCCCCGAAGTTGTGTCAGACTGGAGGTCTGGTTTACCGGAAGATGTCGCAGGCGATCCAAGCCTTGCTGATATTAAGGATGTGTCTAGCTTAGCAAAGTCGTATGTTCATGCACAACGTATGGTCGGGCGAGACAAAGTTTCTATTCCTCAAGACGGAGCTAGCGAGGACGAATGGAACTCTTTTTATGATCGTTTAGGGCGCCCTGAAAAGTATCAGATCAGTAAAGAAGCCGTTTCGTTCCCAGAAAATTTCCCTATTGACGAAAACATTCAAAATCTAGAAGAAGGCTTATTAAGCTTATATCATAACGCTGGACTTACTAATGACCAAGCAAACAAAGTGCATACTGGGTTGTTAAAGCAACTTGTCAACGATTTTGAAGAAGCTCAGTCAGTTACAGAAACTAGGTCGTTAGAATGGAAAAAGCAGCTTGAAAAAGATTTAGGCAAAGCTTACGATCAGCAAGTAGATTTTGCTCAGAGAGCTGCTAGACAATTTGGTGGAGACGAAGTTATAAACTTCCTTGAAGAATCAGGCTTAGGAGATAATCCGTTACTAGTAAAGATGTTTGCTAAGATTGGCTCTCAGATGTCTGAGTCTACAGTAACTGATGGAGCCGGTGCAAGCAACTTCGCATTAACTCCTAACGCGGCTAGACAAGAAATAGCACGCTTACAGCGCGATCCTGTGTTTATGAAGCAATATGCCGCTACTGATACGGATGGACATAAAGAAGCAGTAGAAAAGATGCAAAATTTATTTGATTACGCATATCCAGATGAGGAGGCAGCATAATGGCTAAAAGAGGTTTATACGCTAACATCCACGCAAAGAAAAAGCGAATCGCAGCAGGTTCAGGGGAAAAGATGAGAAAACCCGGAACAAAAGGAGCTCCAACAAGATCCGATTTTAAAAGATCTGCAACTACGGCTAAAAAGAAGTGATAAGTGTGTTTATATCGCATTTTTTGCGTTACTATCAGTTTTAATTGGGTAGCGGGAAACCGTCCGAGTCGCATGTGCCCCATAGACTATAAAGGGGAAGCTAGGTCCGAAAGGGTAGCCAAAGCGCAATTTTTCATAACTTTAGAAGGAGGTTAGCACATGTCAGTGCAAATCACGACCGCATTTGTACAACAGTACAAGGCTAATGTCGAGCACCTCGTTCAGCAGAAAGGTTCGCGTTTGCGTCCATTCGTACGAGTTGAGTCTCAGGCAGCTGAGTTTGACTTTTACGACAGGATCGGATCGACTTCTGCTCTCGAGGTCACGGGGCGACATCAAGATACCCCACTAGTAAATGTACCACACGATCGTAGACGAGTTTCACTACGAGATTTTGACTGGGCAGATCTTATCGATCGAACAGACAGAATCAGACTTCTTATTGATCCAACTTCACCTTATGCTCAAAGTGCAGCTTTTGCTCTTGGACGTAAGATGGACCAGATTATTATTGAGTCTGCGTTTGGTTCAGCTGTTTCAGGTAAAACTGGAGGTTCTACCGTTGCTTTCCCTTCGTCACAGCAAATTGCTGTAAACTACGTGGAAAGTGGAGGGGCTACAAACTCCGGTCTTACTATCGCAAAACTTCGCAAAGCAAAAGAAATTCTTGACGCAAAGGAAGTTGACCCATCAGATTCTCGTATCATCGTTGTTACTGCTAAACAAGTCACAGACTTGCTACAGAGCACCGAAGTTACAAGCTCTGACTTCAACTCAGTTAAGGCTTTAGTTGCTGGTGAAGTTAATACTTTCATGGGATTTGAATTCGTACGAACAGAACTTCTGAATACGGACGCTAGCTCTCACAGACGAGTTATTGCTTACGCTAAGTCTGGCCTATTGTGTGCAATGGGGCAAGACATTAACGTAGACATTGGTCCTCGACGTGACAAGCGTAACTCGACTCAGGTGTACTGCTCTGCTTCTTTCGGGGCAACTCGAATGGAAGAAGAGAAAGTCGTCGAAATCAAGTGCGCAGAATAGGAGGATTAAATGGCTACTACTAACTCAACACAGTACGGTAATACCGTTGCAGTTCCTCCCGTAATGAACGCCGTCAATGCAGAGCATGGGCGGGTGCGCGTTGCTGCTTTTGATTACACTCAAGCAGTTCAAGGCTCAGCAGCGGATGACGTTAACCTCGTCAAACTACCTGCAGGGTCTATTCGCGTTCTTAGCGTTTATGTCGCTTTTTCCGCTTTTGGTTCGTCTCGTACGTTAGACCTTGGATATGGCGCTATTGTAGAGCTATCTGATGGTACTACTACGGCAGCAGATCCTGATGGTATTAGTGCTAATACTGATATTTCAGGAGCGGGTGCAGTGACTTCAACCGCAAACAAAACAATTTCATCAACTGAAGGTGTTATTGTTTCGGCGCAAGTCAATGACGGGACTCTTCCGGCAGCAGCAACATTAAACGGCTACGTTTTATACGTGGTGGATTAAGAAAGACGGAACCTCACCGGAAGGTGGGGTTCCTTTTTCGAGGTAAATTATGGCGACATCTAATATTGAACTTGTAAACAGAGCCCTAGCCTTACTTGGTATAGATTCTGTTACATCTCTTTCTGATAATACAAAAGTAGCATCTACTGCAAACATATTGTATGATGATACGCGCGCCGCAGTTTTTAGAAATCATCCTTGGAACTGTTTAATAAAAAGAGCAAGTCTTCCAAAAGATGTAACACCTCCAGCTTACGGGTATACAAGTAGGTTTGTTATTCCCTCAGATTACTTAAGGTTGTTATCAATCGAAGATACTGGTACACTTTCTACCTCATATCAAATCGAAAACGGCTTTATTCTTTCCGATAACGACACAATGAACATACGTTATGTTTCGTTAGAAACAGACGTTACAAAGTACGACACTTTATTAGTTGACGCCTTGTGCGCTCGACTAGCAGCTGACTTAGCTCAGCCTTTATTGCAAAGCACTTCAGCTATGCAAGAAATGTTTAATATGTACGAGCTTAAACTAAAAGAAGCTAGATTTGTCGATGCTCAGGAAAATGCACAAGACATTCTTGAAACCGATTACTGGCTAGATTCTAGAGTAGGTACACCAGATAATAATATTAGTACCCCACCGAGGTAGTAATGCCTAAACTTACGCCGATACAAACAAACTTCACGGGCGGAGAAATAAGTCCAAAGCTTTACGGACGAGTAGACTTAGATAAGTACGTAAGTAGCGTTAAAAGGTCTGAAAACTTTGTATTTTTCCCTCACGGTGGAATCACAAAAAGATCAGGAACAAAGTACATTGCTACTGTAAAAAATTCTGCTCATAATACGCGATTAATACCTTTTGTATTTAGTACTATCCAGGCCTATATCGTGGAGTTTGGAGATCAATACGTTCGGTTTTTTAAAGACGAAGGACAGGTTGTTAATGGTGGAAGTGCGTATGAAATAGCAACCCCGTACTCTCATGGCGAGGTCTTTGATATACAGTTTACTCAGTCAGCTGACGTTTTATATTTATTTCACCCAAATTATCAACCAAGAAAATTAAGTCGAACTTCGCATACATCTTGGACGTTAACTGCCTTAAATAATATTGACGGGCCGTATGGAAATTTAAATACCACGACAACAACCTTAACTGCAGGCGCCAAAACTGGAAATACTTCGATTACTGCAAGTGCCATAACAGGTATAAATAATGGTCAAGGATTTTTAACTACAGACGTTGGTAGGTGCATTCGTTTACAACACGGTACAAAGTGGGGCTCAGCAAAGATTACATCTAGAACCAGTACAACTGTAGTTAACGTTACTGTGGAAACAGACTTTCCCTTTGATCAGACAACGGGAACCAGCGAGTGGCGATTAGGGGCTTGGAGTGACACAACTGGATGGCCGACTACAGGAGGCTTTTTCGAAGAAAGATTTTTTGCTGCAAATACGGCAACACAGCCTAACACTGTTTTTAGCTCAGTATCAGGGGACTTTGAAACATTTAGTCCGACTAATACAAACAGTGAAGTACTCGACGACTCAGCCTTAACTTTTACTTTAGCAAGTGATCAAGTTAATGCCATACGCTGGTTGTACGGTTCTAAAAATTTAGAACTTGGTACATCTGACGGACCGTTTTTAATGTCCTCTGGCCGAGATGACCTAGCGCTTACTCCGACAAACGTTAAAGTAGTACGAGAAACAACAGATGGCTGTTCTACCGCAAAGCCCGTAGGCGCTTCTAAAGCGACTGTATTTATTGATAGAAGCCGGCTTAAATTAAGAGAACTAGCTTATAGCATCGAACAAGATGGCTTTACTACTCCAGATTTAACAATTATTGCAGAGCATATATTAGCAGGCTTTGTAGAAGAGCTATCTTTTACAAGAACCCCTGATAGGTTGATGTGGGCTAGACTAGCAGACGGCGGATTAAGATGTCTTACTTACGAAAGAGAACAAGATGTTATCGCGTGGGGACGGCACGTTATTGCCGGTACAAACGCTAAAGTAAAAAGTATCGCTGCAATTCCAAGTCCTGACGAGTCTGAAGATCAGTTATACATGGTTGTTGAGCGTACCATAAACGGTGCAACTGTAAAATACGTAGAATTTTTAGAGCGGTTATTTAGTCAAGACCGAGGTGACACCTTAAATGATTCTTATTTCGTTGATTCCGGATTAGGTTATTCTGGCTCTGCCATAACAACAGTGACGGGCCTAGGACATCTTGAAGGAGAAACAGTTGCCTGTATTGTAAATGGCACAACACATCCTAATAAAACTGTGTCTTCTGGACAAATAACTTTAGACAGAGCTGCAACGACTTTGCAAGTAGGATTACCCTATGTGGCTAAAATTACTACTTTAGATCCAGAAGTACAGACTGAAGAAGGTACGTCTCAGGGTAAAATGCGTCGAGTTGAGCGCCTCACTTTTAGGCTTGTTGATACTTTTGGTCTTAAAGTTGGTACGTCTGAAACAAATTTAGAAAACGTGTTATTTAGAACGCCTGCAATGCCTATGGGACAAGTTGATTTATTTACCGGGGATAAACGTATACTATTAAGTAATTCCCCTGATAGAGAACTTGAATTACACGTACAGCATGATTTGGCTATGCCTTGTACTATTTTAGCTATCATGTATTCACTGGTTGTATCGGAGAGATAAAGTATGGCAGCAGAACTTATGTTGTTTGCGCAAATTGCCGGAGCAGCTTATTCCGGCTACGCGCAATACCAAGCGGCAAAAGCTCAAGCAAAGGTTATGGAGTACAACGCCCTTGTATACGAGCAAAATGCCGCAATAGCAAAACAACAAGCCCAATACGAAGCCGAAAGACAAGCGGCTGGAATGAGGCGTTTAGCCGGAAAACAAAGAGTGGCGTATTTAGCCAGCGGGGTCCAAGCTAGCGGAGGTACCGCTCTAGATTTAATGATGGACACTACTCAGCAGGGAGAACTTGACAGACTAGCTATCTTATACGCAGGTGACATTGAAGCGGTAAATTATAAATCTCAGGCTGCAGGTGCGCGACTAGAAGCAAAAGCAACAAAGGTTGCTGGTAAGTATAGAGCTTACGCCACTGTTATAAGTGGCGCCTCCGACGCCGGCAGTACGTACAAAATAAACAATGCAGGAGGAACGGGTTAAATGCCAAAAATCCCTGAATATTCAGAAGGACGAGGTAGAGTACCTTTACAAGGTAGGCTTGCTCCTTTACCTCAAAGTACTGTACAAGCGATGGGAGCTCCTGCTCAAGCAATGGCTGAGTTTTCAGAAACTACGCGACAGGCTGTCGGCAAGTATCAAGAGGTTAATCGTCAGATAAAACTTAAAAAAGATACCGACGACGCAAGAGTTTGGCTAATTGAAAATAGGCAAAAAGTCCTTCAAGAGTTAGCTATAGAGACAGAAAACTTAAACAATCAAATAAGCCCTGAATCTTTTCTTATCGATAACTCCACTGAGGGGGCGCCTAATCCGGATGCGTACACCAGCAGGTCGTTACAAAACTTAGATAAAATCTTATCTTCAGACGCGTATACTCCTCCTAATAAAATTGCTGAGCAAGCTTGGAAAGAAGAGACCGCTAAAATAAGGGGAAATCATACCTTAAACTCAATTAAATATCAGTCTCAACAAAGAGTTGCTCAGATAAAAGCTACGCTAAATTCGTCTTTAGAGGATTCTGCCGTACGTGTAATGAACAATCCTGAAATTTTATTTGATGAAATAAATCATTTTGATAGCGTAACTAGAGAAGACAATCTTGAATCTATTGTGCTACCAGAATTAGCCTCTAATGTACCGTACGACCAGGTGCTAGGTGGTTTACCCAAGCAATTCTTGTCTCAGTTTAGAGAAATTGCTAACAGAACTCTACTCGATGCTGCTTTAACGGGTATGTCAACGCAGGATCCGTTAGGTGCTATTAAAAGTATAGTGGAAGCTGAATTTGATAACGGGAACATGTATGGCCTGTCCCCTGACACACTAACACGGCACTTAAATACCGCAGCTTCAAATATGAAAGTTAATGTATCATCAACTGTAAATCTGCTTAAAGAAAGAATTGAAAACCATCTAGCATCAAAAATTCAAGGAGGGAAAGGAGATGAAAACTTTGTTTCGCAAGACGCTGCAGAAGATCTTATCAGGAATCAAATCTTTGGTAACGTGGATATGGAAATGTATGAAAAGTATCTACCAGATCAGTTTAAGGTGCTTGAAGAAGTTGTTGACGGGGTGTTGGGATCGTTAGAAAAACAAGCAAGAGTTGTCAACTCTACTTCACTTATTGTCCAGACTTTACACGGCCAACCGCTTGAAGAAATGGCACACGTGCTTAACACCCTTACCGAGCTATCTAGACAGCTTGTTCAAAGTAGCGAGCTTAGCAAGGGCGGAGCTGCGTACATGGACCCTATTGAAGGGGAGTATACTCAAGAGCAAGTCGAAGAAGGCAGCGAAGAGTACCAACAATCAGTTCAGGACAAAGTTGACACTGACTCTTCGGTAGTTGCGGGTGATGTGCAGGTATCTGTAGGCAAAATTACAATGTCAACTACTACGCTTCCCGGTCGTGAAAGTATACTTGAGGCTTTTAAAGGTTTAAGTACAGCTGAGCGCGCGGAGGTGTTAACGACCGTAAATGCCTCGCTACAACAGCATATAAAGGATCGAGAAGAAGACGGGGCGCTGTATTACTTAAGGGATGCAGGCGTTCAGTCGATGGTAAAAACTTTAGTGGACAATGGTTATTCACAAGAAATAGCAACTTTTAAAGCATTAGACGCCGCCTACGACAACGAAAATCGAGAAACACGGGACAGGACTTATTTAACTAAAGAGCAAGCAAATGCTGCGGCTGTTGCACTTACTGATAAAAGTCAATCTTCCGACGACTTAATAAATAACCTACAAGCATTTCAAGATACGTATGGCTCTTATTATAACGAAGTCTGGCGACAGCTAAGTAAAAATGAACCTTCAATAGATTTTAGATATTCGTTTTTAGCTGCAACCGCTAGTAGCTATGGAGCTCAGCTTATTGCAACCGCTTTGCTTACCACTGATGAGGCAGTAGCAGCCCAGTTTACTGAGAGCAACGTCAGCGACTTTACATACGCTAATTTTAAGGCTGCCGCAGAGCCTGAGGCGCAAAAGATAATGCATGCCTTGATAGGGGGACTTTCAGAAAGAATGAATCAAGTTGCCCCTGTAAAAGAGCTTCTTATAAAAACAATGGCTATAGCTGCTAGTCAAGGAAATACCACCAATGTTAATCCAGAAGATGCCGTTGAACAATTTCTTGAAACTTTAAACAACGCCGCTATTTTTCAAGAACCGGTAGACGACAAGATTCTTGGATTTGTAACTGATGAGCACAAAGATCAGTCTGGAGTATCCTTAACGTCCGTACAAGAAAACGTCGTAGCAAACTCACGCGCATTTTTTAACCTGCCGGAGTCAGAATTTAAAAAAGTTATTGGTGACATGTCGTTTAACGACCCTTTAATAGTTTATGGAAGTCCAACCTTGTCTATGGCAGGCGAGGAAGGGGCTGCTCAACAGGAAGAACAGTTTTATGACCATATACGGAATCACGGCTATTTTACTCTAGATGATGACGGCGAAAAAATGATGCTAATTATTCCTGGCGCTAACGGCATTAACAACGCCCCCGTACTGTATGATGACGAGGCCTTTGGACCTACCCCTGTTACTTTTCCTTTTGACTATTTTACAAAACATGCCCCAGAAAAACAGCCCGGAGTTGTGGGTAAGATGTTCAGTGGACAATATATATTTGACATACCTGGCATGGTGCAGCAGCTTGATACACAGATGAGAGAGAAAAACTCCAGGAAAAACCAAACATCCCCACAAATTGACGGGACTACTGGTCCTTAAAATCAAGATGAAGATTACGTATAATAAAAAAGCCCAAGGTTCTGCTTACGACCCTTTTATTGGTTTAGACTTTTTACGCACCGGGCTTACTTCTACCGTACGTGCGGGGACGAGAAGTGGGATAAGGTTTACAGGAGTTGACTCAGCTTTGCGAATGACTGAAATTAGTCGAGCTAGAGATCTTGCTAATTTAAGTCCTACTGAACTAGAGAAAAAATATAACCCGACACGCGGCCAAACTCAAGGACCGTATGACGACCCTTATCAGCAAAACTATGACGATCCTGGATCGATACCTAGGTTAGAAGATTTTAGCGGTATAGGATTTAGCGGACCTATAAAGCATTTAAGCGCTGATGAAGCAAACGACGTATACGGGTTAGGTGGCCATTTACAATTTCAAGACGGCGTTTCTAATTTAGAAGCTTATATTTTAAATGATCGCAAAAAGAAAGAGATAAGCTTTAATTACGCCTTGCAACAAGCGGAGGGAGCAACCTTTGCCGCTGGTTTTACTGCTCAAATGGCCGCAGCTTTATTAGATCCCGTTGGCGTAGGTTTGGGAATATTGTCAGCTCCAGTAGGAGCTTATCGGTTACAAAAAGCTTTAAACATTACTTCTAAGTCTGGCAAAAGACTTATAACAGGAAGCTTAGGCGGCTTTTACGGATCGACAGCAATTGAACCTATTATTTACTCAGCAGCTAAACAGGAACAGGCGGAATACAGCGCAGTAGATTCTTTAATTAACGTTACTTTTGGTACCTTTGTCGGTGGCGGACTTCATGTTGTTGGAGGAAAGATAGGCGACACGATAAAAGGAAAAGAAAGAGCTCGTCACGTTGAAGCTATAAAAACTGCTATACACCAGGCAGAAGAAGGCGAGAACGTAGAGGTTGGTCCTATAATAAACGGCGGAGAACAAGGCCCGGATGAAATACCTTCTTTAAATTTAGGAGAAGAAGCTCCTAGTCCTCAGCAAAGAACTGAGACTGAGACGCAGGCTGCAAAGCAGGTTTTTGAATCAGAGACTTTTTTCCCTCATAGCGACGTTGACGCCTCGCTTGCTAAAATAGAAAGTAAACAAGCCGGAGGAAAATTAACTGGTTTTTCATTTAAGAAGTTATTTAACGCCGTTACACAATTAAAAGAAGCTTACGACGCTGGAGTTAAAGCAGGACAAAAACAATTTTTTGCTTTTAAAATAAAAGATAGCACTGGTCGAGTTATTTTAATTAAAAAGCAAGTAAAAAAAGGAGAACCTTTACGGTTATTTGACACGTCAGAGTTAAACATCAGCGGGATTAAAATAGAAGAAGTCGGTGAAAAAGTGCATCAAGCTTTGTTAATGCACGGCGTTGATCCTTTAGGCAGCACACTGGCGTATCAGGGTTCTTACAAATTTGACTCGGACGGTATTACTCATGTTATGGAGCTGGACGGGGCTAAATTTGATCCTGAAATGAATCAAAAAAATACCGTCTTAGTTTCTCCTGAAAAAGCTTTTGATTTATTTAACAACACTGCAATGAAAGCAGTATTTTCAGAAGGTGGTCCAAAAGGTGAAAAGGCCGTACGTGACGCTTTACAGACAGATACGCGTAAACTTACAGAACCTCTCCCCGAAGATTTAATTACGTACTCAGGAGTTGACGAAGCGTTAAACACAGAAAATCTTAAGCAGATAGGAGAACAGCAGGGCACCATGCCTGGCGGAATGCACGTAGACGTAGTCACAGGTGATAAATACTACGTAAAATACAGCGACGATCAAGACGCGCTTATTAATGAATTTGTAGCGGCAACTCTGTACCGCATGGCGGGAGTAGATTTTCCTATTAACCGACTAGTAGTAAAAGACGGAAAAGTTGTAGGGGTAGGAAGCAAACTGATAGATAACGTCGCACCAGAACTTGCTGCTAATGCGGCGCAAGAGATTGCAGATGAGAACCAGGGAGCACCTCCTTTAAGTTTTGACGAGCTTATGAAGCTTCCAGATTTAGTTAAACAACGATTTGTAGAAGACCTGATTGTCGATATGTACCTAGGAAACTGGGATGTTATCGGTAATCCGCCAAACTGGAATATTTATAAAAAAGCTAATGGTCTTGTCGGTCGATTAGATGCTGGGGGAAGCTTATTTTTTAGAGCGCAAGGAGGGGATAAAGCTTTAGGAGGAGATTTTCCTGAGTTTAATACTTTTTTTGATCCGAAAGTTAATCCTTATACGGCAGAACTTTTAGACGACGTTTTAAGTACGTCTTTCGGTTTTGCTCCTAAGGAAATGTCCTCGTCACAAAAGAAGGCAGCTTTTTTAAGTATCGCTTCAGACAAAATTAGGAACATCCTACAGTTTGACGACGCAGATATTAATAAGCTAGCAGAAATATCCGGCTTTTCTGATCCTGATAAGTTGTCATCGGCTCTATTAAATAGGCAAGCCACCCTTTATGAAAAGACAAATATCCAAGAACAGGCAGGAGAATTCGGTAATTATGCCGTGATGAAGTATAAATATGTAGGCAAAAGAGCGGTTAAAAAGAAAAACAAGCTTATCATTTACACTAAAAAAGACGCGTTAAAGTACCTTGAAAAAAAAGGCGATCAACAATTTAAAGACATGGACAAAGATGTCGCAAACGCCGTTGGAGGTTATGGCGATTCTGGCTATAAGAATGTAAATGACTATTTATACGGAAATCACATTCCCGAAAGCATGGTTTCTAATGTCCAGCAAACAATACCACTTATTGATAAGGCAATGCAACCCCTTGATAGACCAATTCAACTATATAAGGGCGGCGTTCCTTTTTGGGGCTTTAAACCAAAGGGATTAGAGCTTAAGAATAATTACGATATTGAGACCGCTTTACAAATGAAAGACGGGACATTTAGCCTACCAGCTTTCCAGTCTACTACTCTTAACCGGGCACAAGCTTTAGCCTGGCAAATGGATCAAGGTTTAACGGAGTCAATAGTGTTTTCTATTGAGGCCCCTGCTGGTACTAAAGCTATTTATGGACAGACAGATGTTTATCAATCTCTTTCTTCCGAAGTTGAGGTAACTTTAGCTAGAGATTTAGTGTATCGCGTAAAACACGTAGACACTGTGCACATGGGGTCATACGCGGACGACGTGGACATTCCAGCTTACGCAAAAAGGCTACTAGTTACTCTAGAGGTTGTTCCTCCCGGACAACAAACGGCTCCAAAAGTTACTCCAAAACTGGCGATAAAAATAGCTAAAGCGCATAAATCAGATAGTTCCAGTGCAGTAAACGACGCAGATGAGCCAATCAGATTTGAAGATGATCAAGCGGTACAGGCTACCTTAAAACCAGATGAGCTACAATCAAAAACTTCAGAGGTAGAACAAACTGTAGAAGATTTAATGGAAGAAATTGAGGCGGACCTAGTAAATATGGACGACGAGTTATTAGCGGGATTTGCCGCTGAAATAGATGAGATTAACAAAGCGGCCACCGCTGATATAGCTTTGGCTAAAGATCTTCATAAAGCCGCAAAAGCAGCTGCAATGTGCGTTAGGGGAGCAAGTTAATGGCACTTAAAGAGTGTATGGTGATTATAGCAAAAGCAGCCGGCGAAGGAAAAATAGATGAACCTACCGCCATGGGCTTACTTGAAGATTTAAACGATTTTTTTGAGGCAAAGAAAAAAGCAATTTCCCCAGAAAATTTAGATGACGCGGTAGCGACATACTTAAAGGGTAAATTAGACGAATCAATTATGGCGGCCGTTATAGAAAAGCGTAATGCCCTTATTAATACCGCTGTTGAAGTTAAAGCTATTCACTTTATGAAAACCTCTAAATTACCTCCAGCTCAGGCTCTTAAAGCCTTAATGGGAGGAACGATTAAGTCCGCCTATAAGGGAAAGTTATCGATTGACGCGTCAGGAAAGGCCTTGACAAACAAGTACGTCGGTAGATTAATTGATCGTATAGATAAAGACGGCGACCTACAAATTTTTAACAGTGGAAAAATTGACGATGAGATAGCCATAGAGCTTTTTGAAATGAGGCCTAACGGCGAGCCCGGGAAAAGCGGAAGTGAAGCTGCTCAAAGGATTGCGCGGCATATTCATACCTTACAGGGAACAGCGATTAAAGGGGCAAACCACGCAGGAGGTTACATTAACGAACGCCCTGGATATATTTTTAGGCAAAGCCATGATTCTTCTAGACTCAGAAAAGCAGGCTTTGAAGAGTGGTATAAGTATGTAGTTGAAAGACTAGATCACGACGCTACTTTTGACGGAGCAGATCCTCGTGAATTTTTAGAGGGAGCTTACAACGGGTTAATTACTGGGGTCCACCATAGATTTGACGGAGGAAACGAAAGTAATTACCTAATGGGATTTAAAGGACCAGCAAACGTTGCAAAAAGAGTAAGCCAACAAAGGCTTTTGCATTTTAAGTCAGGCGATAGCTTCATGGAATACAACCGGTTGTTTGGCACTGGAGATCTTAGAGAAGGAGTTGTCAGAGGCTTAGAACACATGGCTAGAAATACGGCCTTAATGCAGGGTCTTGGGACTAACCCGCTGCAAATGCTAACTAAACTAAAGACTAGAGCAGCTAGTCAAGCTCAGAAAATAGGTGACTTTAAGAGTGTAGATGAATTAAACTCGGCGTCTATTGAAAATATGTTTAAGGAAATAGACGGTACGACAAGAATACCTGGCAACATTAGTATCGCAAAAGTTAATGCCGGAATCAGAATGGTTCAAAATATGGCTCGTCTAGGAGGGGCAACTATTTCGTCTATTACAGATATTCCAGCTCAAGCAGCCGAGTTACGCCATCAAGGCATTCCTTTGTTTAGCGCCTACGCAAACGCCTTTGGAAACTTATTTAGAGGTCGAGGATCTGCGGAACAAAGAACAATTGCCAGATATATGGGAATTGGATTTGATGGAATTACCGGTGACCTAATGAGCCGCTTTGGATCAACTGATCATCTTCCCGGTACTATGTCTAAGATGCAGCAAAAGTTTTTTAAATTAAACTTAATGAGCTGGTGGAATGATTCCCACCGAACGGGAATGGGACTAATGATGTCGGCCAATATGGCTGACAGCGCAAAGCTATCATACGACAAACTTGGCGCCCCTTTACAAAATGTATTACGGCAATACGGCATATTAGATTCTGAGTGGAATGTACTAAGAAAAAACGCTATATCAAAAGCTGATAATGACGTGTCTTACATGGTGTCGGATAACCTTGACCAGTTATCAGATTCAGATATAGTAGCGTATCTTAAGGAAAAAGGTAACGACAAGCCTACTAAGAGACAAATAACAACGGCAAGAACCGACTTAATTTCAATGCTGGATACTTTTTACATCGATAGGGCTGACCACGGGATTCCAATGCCTGGAGCAGCCGAGCGGGCAATTATGAATCAAGGCACCGTCGCGGGTACGGTTAATGGTGAGATTTTTAGGCATTTAATGCAGTTTAAGTCTTTCCCGATTACAATGATTCGGCGGGGTCTGGGCCGAGAAATAAAAGGTCAAGCTAATGGAAAAACGGATCTTGTCGGATTATCTCAGCTGCTAGTAGCCTCAACTATATTTGGATACGGGGCTATGTATATGAAAGATATACTAAAAGGTCGAACTCCTAGAGAGTTTACCGGCGACCCGTTAGAAGATAGTAAGCTGATTGCTGCCGCTATGTCGCAAGGCGGAGGTCTAGGCATCTACGGGGACTTTATGTTCGGAGAGTATAGCCGGTATGGAAGGTCGTTCCTGGCCACGATGGCGGGTCCTACTCTAGGACAGCTAGATGACGTCGCCGAAATATGGACTAGACTTAGAACTGGGGAAGATGTCGCCGCTAAAGTTGTTCAGAGCGCTATTAATAATACACCGTTTGTTAATCTGTTCTATACTAGAATGGCGCTAGATTATTTGTTTTTATACCAGTTACAAGAAAGTGTGAACCCAGGGTATCTTCGTCGCATGGAAAATCGTATAATGAGGGAAAATGACCAGAAATTTTTCGTTCCTCCCTCTCGTGAGATTCCTCGGGGAGGAGGATCAAAACTTTTTGAAGGGGTACGTTAATGACCGTTGGAGTAAGTCTCAAGCGAGTAGTTCAGACCGGTACGGGGTCAACTGCTGCTTTTAATTTTAATGCGCCCGTACTAGACGACGATGAGCTGAGTGTATTTACATACAACACCTCTACGAAGGCACAATCTTTACAGACAAAAGGTGGTTCTGGTACTTACGATTACACCGTTAGTATCAACTCGTCCACTAAATTTGCTACTATTACCTTAAATACTAATCTACCAACCACTCACCGGATTACTATTTTAAGAAACATACCTCTCACGCAAGGCGTCGATTACGTTCAAGGTGACCCGTTTTCAGCGGAAACGCATGAAGGAGCGTTGGACAAGTTAACTCTGATCGCGGCCCAAGTGCAAGAAGAACAAGATAGATCAATTAAAGTTATCGAATCGTCTGCTACAACTGACTTAGTTATGGCAGAACTTGTAGCACAAAAATTGTTGGTGGTTAATGATGCAGGCAACGGCATTGACATGGGACCGACGTTTGCAGAGGTTGATACGGTAGGTGACAATATTGACAATGTAGTTCTTGTTGGTCAAAACATAGCTAGTGTTAATACTGTCGCAGCTGATTTAGGCGGCAGCGATCACACTGGAACAGTCGCCGGAGCAATAACTAACGTTAATAATGTCGGCGGTAACATTTCAAATGTTAACTCAGTTGCCGGTAATGCTTCAAATATTAATACCGTTGCCGCTGACGGAACAGACATAGGTACAGTTGCTGGTAGTATAGCCAATGTAAACGCCGTGGGCAACAATATCAGTAACGTGAATACGCTTGCAGCTGCTGATGTAATTGCAGATATGGCAATACTGGCAACTGCCGACATTGTGGCCGATATGAACACGTTGGGTACCGCTGACGTTGTCGCAGATATGAATACACTAGGTACTGCGGATGTTGTCTCGGATATGAACACCTTGGGTACTGCGGATGTTGTGTCTGACATGAACGCATTAGCGGTCGCTGACGTAATCAACGACATGTCTACACTTGCTGATAACATTGGTGCGATATCAGCAAAGGCGTCATCAGGGGCTAATTCTGATATCACAAGTTTAAGTGGATTGACGACCCCATTGTCAGTCGCACAGGGTGGTACAGGAGGAGCGAACGCAGGTGCAGCGCGCACCGCATTGGGTGTCGCAATTGGTAGTGACGTCCAGGCATTTGATGCTGACACACTGAAAGCGGATACGGCCGATACACTTACAGCACCATTTAGAGGCACAGTTACAACTGATAACGATCTATCGTTTGACTTGAATGTAACTAACAACTTTAGTTGCACGCCCACGGGTGGCGGCACATTAACGTTTACAAATCACGGATCAGCAGCTGGTCAGAGTGGATTCATCTGGTTAGACAACTCTGGTGGTCACGCTATAGCTGCACACGCTAACACTAAGATTAACGCTGCTGACTTAACAACAATCTCAACTGCTGGCGTTTACACGCTTGCTTACTTTGATAACGGCACTAATGCCTATGTGTCAGTAAGTAGGAGCTTTGCATGAGCTTATTGCCTGTTGGCTTTGGTGCGTCTGGTGGTGACTATGAGATCACAGATAGTCTGAGACTGCGTAGTTCTGCGTCTGCTTATCTAAGTAGGACTCCAGCGAGTAACGGAAACAGGCAGATATTTACATTTTCAGCTTGGGTAAAACGTGGAGCATTAGGAGCAGAAAACGTTATTTT